TGTCATTGCCATGGATGTTTTCCAGATTTGAGTCTGGCCATGGTTGAATGAGTAAGGTTGATCTTTCCAAGTGTCTGGATAACCAGATCCTTCCAGGTGAGCATTGCCCACTACATATGAACGACCAGCTTCGAGTACTTCAGCGATATTAGCGCTGTATACACCCTCCAATGGTTTATCAGATCTGAAAGAACAAAGTTCCACAGCAGCACTTTCAGGAGCACGTACAACTTCACATGAAAGTTTTACGGCACTCTTTGCTGTACTACTGGTTGCGGCACCTGTTGAAAGATCCCAACCTGCGAATGCAGTGGTAGCAGCTGCAGAAGCAACGGCTTTAACTCTAAGAAGAGCATAGCCCGCTATTGCTGCGCCACCTGTTGCAGTTGCACTTAGGTTGACCTTGATTACTTGATCCGGTAAGAAGAATCCTGGAGCAGTATCGCCACCACCAACGGTGATTGCGTTTGTTGACTGCCCATAGACATTCTGAATATTACCTTTATTCTCATAATCGCAAGCCATATACAACTCAGTTGTTGTACCTGCGACCAGAGCCGTCCCTGATTGGTCTTTAATTTCAGCGTCGTTAAAAATATCGGCACCTGTACTATTTACCCAACCAATTACGTAGGCATATCTTTTATGCCAGCTACCACGTTTCTCAGCATACTTAAACTGAGGATCGTCGGTAGGCTTTTTTGAAGTCATGCTCAGGAATCTAAAAAACGGATCCTGGGCAATCGCTAATTCGGACACACGATTTCCAAAATTGTACTTACGCCTAATATCACCTGTTACTAAGTTGGTAGCATCATTGATACTACCTGCAAAGTCATCAGGTACAGTTAGGTCAGTACTAGGATATCGTACGCTAAATAAATCAGCCATAGGATTAACCTCCTAAACGTATTATGGTTATTGTCTGACGATTAATCCCGAAAGATTCTTAGTCGTCAAACAGTGTATCTACTTCGTTATCAATATTCAATATGGATTCAAACATCATATCTTCTGGGTTTACATCCACATGAGTACTGCTAGCTCCGCTAGCACTTGTAGGTACATTCCTGACGTTCTGCATTTGACTTAACATGTCCTTTTTTGTAGCATTAGCAACATTTTTATTCGACTGGTCTCTATTCAAAAGAAAATGAATATCATCCAAGGTCATAACATGTCCCTTTGCTTTCTCGACCATTCCTTTAAAGCCTTCATCTGTCATACCATGACGTTTCTTAAACTCAATTTCCATCTTCTTTCTGTCAATGTCCGCTTGGACCTTAACATTCCGTTGACGTTCATTAGTAAGAAGCTGTTTAGCCCGTTTATTAACTGCTGTGTTAATATGTTCCTGCATTACTTTTGCAGAATCTGATTCGGGATCAGTAACAGCATCATGGGCATCATAGACAAAGTCATCATCTAGTTTTAGTCTATCTTGGACACTCTGTGCCGGTTTACCACCAGACTGCAGATAATCACGAACGTGATCTACAAGACCGCTATCGTGTTTCATTGCGTCGAGAATCGGTACGAAAGGCCTTAAATCTGTCAGCTCATTATTCATATTCTGAGCTTCACGAGTTGAATCCTTATACCGCTTCTCCCAATTCACGCTTTTTTCAGAGCCTTCCACGGGTAGTGGAGGAGTTACCACGGGGGCGTCCTCCGTTTGTGGTTGGGTTACTTCAGTGATTGGTTCGTCTAATACACCAGAATTTACTTCACTTTCCAGTGCGTTGAAGAAGTCTTCAGTAGTGGGGCCTGACTGTTCAGAGTTGCCACCTTTTTGTACTTCTGCCATTCTATCTCTCCTTATCTTGTTATTGATTTATGTTGAAAATACTACTCTTTAGTATTATTTTGCAACGTATTTATTAATTTATTTACTTCTCCCTCTAATCTAATCTTTTGACGCTCTTCTTCTGTTTCCATTTTGTCTTTCCCAGATTCAGCTTCCTGCTTCATAGTACCTCGTAATAATTTCTGCTCAGCCTGTGTCTGACGCAATGCGTCTTTTTCTTCTCCCTTCACTTCAACCTTCTGCTTATTGATCTCAACTTCAGCCTGCATAATCTTACCTTTAATACCAGCCTGCACAAGTTGACGTTCAAGAGTTTCAATTGTTCCCTGAAGATCTTTAATCTTCTCAGTAGACTGCTTCAAAGAACTATTAAGTTTAGCATAAACACTTTTTCTCTTTGCAATTTGTTCTTTATTTCTCAAATCTGTCTCCGCTAATACAGCTATATCATCTACAATCCCAAGCTGTAATAATTCTTTTAATTCTGCTAAATATGCCCACCTATTAACAGGTAATGTAGATCCAGCTACTATACGAATATCAAATTTAGCTGTAGCATAATCATGAAATTTACCAATTGCCTCACCATAATCATTATACATTGGAATATTTATCTCTACTGTTCGCTGTTCCTGGAGAGCATTGGGTTGTACAACTCTAAATACTTTATGTGCTGTATATACTGCCTGAGAAAACTGCATAGTAACAATACCTAATTGTTTTAAAGCAGGTTCGATAGCATTTTTCATCCATTGCTTGACACGCCTTGTCCCATATTCATCTAATGCCATCATACCACGAAATGTATCATGTTGTTGCTTGGTATCTCCCTGCATAGCTCCATATATACCAGCTAAGTATTCCATATCTCCTTTACCTTCCTGTACAATAGTAAAGAAAGCATTAGATAATGGCATAGGTTGCACAGGAGTCGGTGGTGCAGCACCAGGACGAATTGGCAATAACGCGCCAGGAGATGAGGAGTATTTCTCCCAATAGTCTGTATCAATAGACCCCTCTTCGTACATCCATCTTAAACTGCTCCCCAATGATGCATTGTGCACCATAATCTGATGTGATTTATTAATTTCTCTTTGCTTCCCAATTAGTGGAGATACTGCACTAACCGGATAAGGTGTTCCAGTCCATTTATAATGAAACGGTACCAGTGGATATTCTGTAACATTTTCTGGTAATACCTTTTCATATAATAATGTAGTTCCTGCTGTACAAGTTTGTCGTACCCTATTACCATAGAACTGAATCGTATCTACAACATTTTTTGCAAAAAGTTGATCCTCCATTAAAACATCAAACTCTTTTTCTGACATAACCCTATTTTCTATTTTAGATTGTTCAGCCGAGAGTTTATCCTGCATTTCCTGTTTTGCCTGTGTTAAGGCTTGTTCATTTTGTTTTTCAATATTGTATACTTCTAATTTATATCTTTCCTCAAGTATTGCACCCTGCTCTAGTTGTTTACCTAATTCTGTTACTTGTTCTAAAGCTCGGACATCCATCTCTGCCTTCAGTTCAGCTAGTCTGATATCAACTTGTTCTGCTATCATACGCATTGTTTTTGGATCTGGGGGTACTTGATAGAAGACATTCATATAGGAGATCTTAATTTTTTCGTATAACTCGAAAAATTCAATTAGTTGATCTGATTCACCATCTTTAGGATCAATTGCCTCAGCACCTGATATATCTTTGTAACTGAAATCCTTCCTTAACCCACCTATAGCCTTTTCAGAGAAATTATTTTCTCCGCCCTCATCACTTCCAGCCTTATCTATTTTACGAGCATATTGCGGGAATAATGATTTCAGATGTCCTTTCGGCATCACCTTACGAACTAATATAAAAGCTGCATCCCTAAATAATATATCTCTTGCTTTAGGATCTACATATATATCAAAAGGCTCTGGTTGTTGTAATTCTACTTCCCCCATACCATTATCAGCATTTTGATTAACAGTAACCATCATCCAACCAATAGATTTAGTAATAGCATTATTAATAGCATTACCATATTGAGTCCCCCCATCTGAACTATACCAAATATAATCAGCCATATCAGAAAATAATGCTGCAACATCTGAATCAGACCCTTCCGCACCTATAGCCTGCCATCTAGGAGTATTGGCAGTAGCATAAAAATTTAGCATCTCCACTACTGGTGCAATTCTATTTATAGTAAAGGTTGGCATACCCTGCTCTTCCAAGGAAGATCTTTCTTTTTCAGTCAACTGATTATCGTTTGAAAAATCAAATCCTTTCTGATTGACATACTCCCATTCCTGTCTAGTAGCAGTATTTACCCGATTGAATATCTGTCGGACTCTATCTGCTTTTTTATCTCTCTTCTTTGCCATTATTTACCTTCCACATAGTTATTATTGGCTACTGGATAAGTCCCCTGTTTTTTCTTCTTCTTTTGATTATATTCACGCCTAGCATCCCCAGTTTTTAAATCACTGGTATCTGGTACGGTTAAATCATTTGTTGTAAATATTTTACTCATTAGCCTTTTGCTTTTCTTCCCAAGTTAATAAATGCATATATTCTTCTTGCTCTGCTGTAAAACGAGTTCGACCACCTGACAATTTAGGTTGATAAATTCCTGGTACCTCTTGCATAGAACCTTGTTGACCCCTTGGCGCTGAACTCTCCATTGTAGTATAGTTATATCCCCCAATCTTTGGACCAAGATTAGCTATAATGTCATCCCCTGTCTGACTACCATATTGACTATATGCCCTTAATTCTCCTAATCTCGCACCTCTGGATTCATCAGTTCCCTTTTCAAAAAGACTAAACCAGTCTTCTCCTGTTGGGCTAAAGCTAGATGGATCATATTTAGCAACTTCTTGAGTTGCATCCATTAGTCCTGTTCCTTCTACTGTTTTTGCACCTGTTATTAATGAATCTACTAATCCCATAATATCTCCTATGCTGTTATCCAGGGCCGAGCCTGGGGTTTATTTTTGTAGTACACGCCCTTTTTATTCTTCTGCAAACCCATTGGTGGGCATGCATATTTGCATGCATACGCGAGAGCATCTATTGTATCATCATGTCCCATCCTAGGACCAAATGTTATGATTTCCTGATGAAGATCCCACATATCTTTCTTAAGGAATACCGAACGAATCGCAAACCTTTGAGCAAGTATTTCCTGGATCCTGTCGCGTTTTGATAATCTGTTACCTGGCTTTTCAGCGCAGTACTTGACGCTAAAGTCATTGCGCCTACGCATTTCCGCCACAAGCGACTGAAAAATTGGTCGAGACATAGTAGTTTCCTCAATTGTAAAAAGGGAAGGATGATAGATGTTATTATACTCGAAGAGGTAATCAACGATTCCCTTTTTATGCTCGCCCGGTATTCCGAGGACAGGCAATGAACGCTTGCGAAGATAGTTAATAATATATACATTATTATCAACATCAACCCCAACAATAAGTAAAACGCTGAAGTCACTATCCCGACGAGCAGAATCTGTAGCGGGGTCGCAACCAGCAAACACATTGACAGGACGTTCGCCAAGCTCTTTTGTAACAACATAGGAAATACCTGTGTCTTCATCATGCCTAAAGTCTCCATCCCAATATTTTATATGGCTCCTGGTAAAGATTGCATCATCTTCATTCTGAACCTCCATCATATATTCTTGGAAGAATTTCTGTGGCTGACCTGAATCAGCATAAAACTTCTTCTTTCTTGTCATCTCCTTTTGACCAAACCAATCGGGCCAAAGAGGAGTACCATCAGGCTGTAATGCCTTATATGTAATTACTTTCCAGCTGAAATCTTTTCCAGCAGACTCTGCTTTATTATGCGCAATAAGTATATTGGCAATAAAACTATCAAAATGCACAGGTGTCCCATTAATACGAAGCCGTCCCGTATGAGGTTCCAGAGCAGGGAACACAACAGCGGTAACAAGATTGCTGATTTTAGCACGAGACTCTGGCGTAATGGTATTATTTTCATCCTCAAAATCGTCGAGAACGATGAGATCATATCGTTTATGGAGCTTAGCCCCTCCACGTATACCTGAGAGATTCGATTTGCTGAGTAATTTACATCCATTCTTTAGCTCTATGTCGTCTTCTGTCCATTTTCTCCCCTTTAAATTACCGAAATAATACTGCACTTTATCATTATATTCCAAATGATATTTTATATAGTCAAGGTTTGGCACACTGATCTTTGACGATGCAGCAACCCAACCGTAAAATAATGGTTCCTGCGTAAAACAAAAATCATGCATAATGCCACACTTCGTTAGTACCGTCTTCCCATGCCCACGTGGTAATATAACTGCTAACTGTCTGACATCCATATTATTAATAGCATCTACTACTTCGTAATGAAAAAACGGAGTTTCACTCCGCATAAAATCATCTGGTAGAAATAACTTACCAAAAGAAATCAGATCATGCCTTGCCATCTCCAGTTCCATCTCAGCCTGGCTAACATTTCTTGTATTAATATTGGCCATTATCTAAGCCCATTTCCGCCTCTCCTACGTTTTTTGCCTCCCTTACCACCACGTCTACGAGCTTCTATTTTCGTATCATCGGGCATAACAGCATTCATCTCTCCTGCATTAAGCAGTACGGAAAGTACGATAAGTTTAATCATTAAAATATACCCTTTTCCAGATCTATTACAGCTTCAACTGTATCATCTATATCATTCACAGCTTGCTCTAACTCTTCCCAATCTTTAAATCCTAACACCATAGGAGCAAAAGCTTTGAAGTCTTCAATTTTAAATGGTGTATACTCTACTTCTGCAGTTACAATATCTGGAGCAGCAGGATTAACACCAATACGACGCCTCTCTACAATATTAAACTCAATAGCATCATTCGGATCCATTCTCCCCTCTGCAATCAGTTTTTTTTGATGCGCAGCAAATAATTCCTCTAATCCCTTCACATCTCCCACTTCACCAAGCTTTGAAGCCTTAGAATATACTGACGATTCAGCAGTAGCCATCACCTTACCTACTTGTGTACCTTTTGGATATAATCGAGATATTTTCCCTCTTGTCGACTTATGCAACATACCCAGTATAAAAGTTAGCGAGTCCATCGTTAAAGTATTATGTTCTACTGGTCCCGCTATTAATATAGACTTTTTAGGCGCCTGATTTACAAAATCTATAGCCAATCTAGCAGAAGAAATTCGTCCTGCACTGCCACCGCCAGAGAAAAAATGAATACCTGTAATATAAGTTTCCCCTTGTGGATTAGTTTTTATATTATAATTAAAATAGGATTTAGTCTTTGCATCTGCCATTTCAATTTGTTGTATAATATCATCTCCAATCTGACCTTTATTTTCCATTTTAAATAGAACCTGACTTTGACTTTTGTCATTCCTTGTAAAGGTACGTACAATAGCAGACTCCCCTGGATTTAAAAGATCTAATTGATTTATATTAAAATTCTGATACTGGATCTTATTTAAAGTACCTTGTGCAGCCGGTATTGGTGTAGTGTGTAAATTCTGGTAGGTTGTTGGAGCATTAACAATACGGTCCAATCTTTCAGTATAATATTCTTGCGGTACTCCATGCTGAGTATTTCTACGAATAACCTCCATACGCATTTCATCATTTGTGCCAGTAAAATTGCCACGACGAATCTCTTCTTGAAGATCACGTGTATTGCCAGCATCAATCTCTTCCAATGTATCATATCTAGTACGGGTTGGATGTGGGCCAACTCCCACTAAACCACTTGGCTGAAGTTCATTTGGATTAACACCACCCAGTGGTACATCATTGACTGCATCTTGTATTTCAGTAGAGAATCCTGCATCCTCCCAGTCAGTCCGACGAGGAACATAAGTTGAACCACGTATTGATCTGGAAGCTGTTTCAATAGCATCTTCGGCACTTTGACCAGCATCTATCGCATCATTAAAAGCTTGTACTATATCATCAGAACCAGTACTACGTAAGACATTCACACTGGCAGTAACAAGTTCATCCGTACCACCAGCTGCATCCACACTTGACTGAGTAGCTCTGAACTGGTCAGTAGCACTATCCATAGTTTTAACTAGTTTACGTGTTTGTAATGCTTCAATTCCTACTTTTGCACCTGCCCCTACACCAATTGCATCTAATGCTGCACCCACCACATCTACTGGTGAATATAAACCTGTTTCCGGATCACCAATACCTGGTGTGAAATTGACCAGTGTTGATAGACCAGGAACATTTGTATCAGGAGCTAATTTGTTAACAATAGCTCCAACTATAGGATTAGTAGCAGTACCAACAGCAGCAGCAAGAGGGACATCAGGCAAGGCTTCATCAATATATTTAGCAGCACTGCCAAGTGCTCTGCTTATAGTACTAAGTACTGGTATATCATATTGGGGGGTTATTAAATTGGAAAGTGCATCACCTATAGTTGGGCCTTCTCCTCCTACATTTAAATTATATTCTCCTGTACTTTCCACAACAGCACTTTCTGGCTGTATCAGATCATATAATGTTTTTGCTTGTGCCATTTATTGCTCCAATACTGATAACCTAGTTTCAAAATTTCTACATACAATTATCAGGGCTTCAAAAAGAGCATCCGTCTCTGGTTCGCTCTCGCGAACTTGTTCACTTACCATTTTTTTTGCTGTCACTAGATCCATCTGTTATCTCCTAGATCCATCTGTTATCTCCTTTGGTCTTTCTACCTCTTCTAATTCACCTGGAGTAAAGCCCTGAAACAATGCTCCTGTGATCTGCGTCACTTTTGTTTCATTCTTGTCCTCGAGATCCAATATGTCTGCCAGTTTGAATAAAGCTCGAAGTCTGACATCTTCCTTTTCAGCAGTTTTAGCTGTTGTATGTATATCCTTCAGTACAGACTTATTATCTATACCTAACTCTTCTAATACTGGTTTTAATTCTTCCTTCATAGCTGTATGTACCCTCTCCGTTTTAACTAATTTCTTGGCACGGAAGAATGCATATCGCCTGTTTTCTGTTGGAAAAGCGCGGAGATATGCTTCATCCATTGGCACTCCCTGTGACAAATATAGAACGAATGCATGCTCGCAGCTACTAAGATTAGTCCGATCCAAGAGAATATCATCTGAGTGTCTCGTTCCACCGAACGAATAAATGTTTTCTCTACGCGAAGTATCCATTTTCGACTTGGCGGACACTATGAACGTTCCGGTGCAAGTGCCCACGTATTCTCTGATCTTCGTCTTACCTTTCGTGCGATGCATACGTCCACGTCTTAAAATCTGAATCACGCAGTCATCGTTTGCCCTCACCCATTCACCTGGTTCTCCTTCTCGCCAATTGGTCTGAACAATTAGACCGTCTGGCAACAGATCATCAGGTTCATATACTTTATGCGCTATCCTGCTTACTTTGTACTGGCGCATACCATTTCTTTTCTTTCTTACCCTTTGTGATAAGATCCATAACCTTTACAAAGTTTTCCTTTAATGTATCAACTTCCTTACGAAGTTCTTCAATCGCCCTAGCATTTCTCCAGGCATCTGACATATTCTCTCCTTTATTTTATGAAAAAAACCCAATTTAACCTCAGGCTTCCTTCTTCTCGCTATCGTATTGGACCTATGTAACCCTGATATAGAGTTCACTTTTTCCTTTTAGCTTTTTTCTTTTTAGGTGGTCTACCCCTTGCCTTACCATACGTACCTGGTCCCTGTGGCATAACATGCCTCCATATTAATTATTAACATAACCCGCGAAGCGCCAGCCTGCAAGGCTGGATTCATGCTTTTCCAATTTCTCCTGTGAAGTGTTTAGCAAATTCTTCATATTCATCAAAGACCTCAGATAGATCTATTGTCCCTATCATGACAGGCTCCCTCTCGTAACATTGATCATCTTCCACTGACTCCTCAATGTACTCCAGTTCCTCCTTCTCCTCGTTATAACAGATAACCAACCTATATATCTTCATTTGAGTTCTCCTTTATCTGATCTTTTTAGCTAGTACTAGTTTACTAGGTTTATTTTTAATAATCAAGCTTTTTTTTAAGTTGTAAGTACTTGTCTTTTATGGACTTACAAAATACCGACCAGCGAGTCGGAATCCCAGTAAGCGATCCAAACTTGGCTGAACGGTATTCAGCGAACTTCGTGGTCTCCCCCTTCATTTCTATGTAATCAGTAAATATCTCCAGCGTATCATATATCGCCTTCTTATCATTCTCTATCTGTAAGCATAATTGATCCACGTAACTTAGGATCTGTTTCCTGGTTGGGCTTTTTGTCTGTCTGTATAATCCCTTCATAGCTTCTCCTTATATGTATGTGATCTGCATCACAATAACTGGGGCATGTATAATCTCCCATTGGATGTTCATCTAAATGATCCCCTAACTCATTACATAGTACATAAAATACGAAGAATATCACCTTTCCCCAAGATGTATTTGACGACTTAATGCCCACACTCCTATGTTCAGGATGCCAATCCCCAGTATATACCATGGAGCACCAAAATGCCATAAATATAATTGCCATAATCCTATTGTTAAATTTACCCATCTCACGACCTGAAACCCTTCATCCCTAGTTATTAATGCGCTCATCATCTTTACCTTTATCACCAAGTATTGGGATATAGCTGCGGAGTATGGTCTTTAGTAGATTTAATTCTTTCCTTAGGTCATTGATCTCACGGCATTTATCCCAGAATAACTTCTGCCAATTCATTGTATTCTCCAAAATTGCCTGTACTTTGATACGAACAATATATGATACAAGTCAAGTCTTTTTTGTGATCTATATCAAAAACTTTTAAAAATTGTGGCATTTTAATGCTTGGGGTTCTCATGTACCCGTACCCCTTTATAGGGGACTTTCACTATCGTTTTTTAGTTGTTTATGATTTGTATTATTTATGTTTTTGATTAATTAAGGAGTATAATGTTATGAAAGATAAAGTAATTATCTATGGTATTGATGACCTAACTGAACTTGTACTAGAGGAGAACTTTGTAGCTGCGGAGGAAGTAATCAACCGTGAAGGTATAAAGATCAAGTATGGTAACGAGAACAATGGTCGTAAGAGGCAGAAGATGACAGAGCTACGTAACTTGGCTTATAGTCTTCAACGTGATATGCGTGCAATGCAGTATGATACAGCATACATTCGCAACGTCTTGAAAGGTCTTACTGTAGGAAACTCTTGGTAGGCACACAATAGGGCAGGGAAACCCATCCATTATGGAGCATCCTGCCCTTCTACCTTTTATATTGTCTCTCTCTCTTCCAATGAACTTATGAGTATGTGATGGATAATAGAGATAAGCCTAGTAAG